CTGAGGGACTGACAACCTTCGGGGCTACGGCTGGCTTGGCGGCTGCCGGTGCGGCAGGCTTGGCCTTGGCTGTGGCGGCTTTCTTTTGGATGGCCTCGGCTTGCTGGAAGCGGAGGGCTTGTCCACGAATGGCGTCACCAATGATCAGCTCCAGATTCGGTAGCTTAGCGATGCCGGGATACGCTTGCAGCGTAGCCATCATCATTTGCCTGGCCTGGGATTCTTCTTGGAACAACTCGGGGTAAACCTGCCGGGCTTCTTGCTGGAAGGTCTCGCGCTGGGCGAGGTAGTTCCGGCGGGCTGGCTCGGCCTTGAGAATCTGGCGGGCGACTCGCAGGCGTTCTTGAAGTTCGGACTTCGTGAATTTGCGGGTGCTGCCGTCTCCCATAGGCACTTCCACTTCGCCGCCTTCGTAGTCGGCCTTTGCAATGAGATCGGGCACATTGTCGAGCACGGTATTGGCTGCGGCGAGGCGGCTTTCGAGGGCTTCGGGCGTGGTGACATCCGCCAATGGGTCGGCGGCATCTTGCACCACGATAGGCTGGGCGCGGGTGAGCGCATCCTTAGCGGCGGCGAGTTCGGCTTGCAGGCTGGTGGCTTGCTCCTCGGCGCTTTTGGCGCGGGCGGTAAGCTTGTCCACTCGCTTGGCGAGCTTCTTCACGGCGGGGGCTTCGGCAGACTCAGGGTCTTCCTCGGCGGTCTCGTCGGCGTCTTCCTCGGTGGCGTCTTCGGGTTGTTCAGTCGAATCGGACGGATCAGACGAATCCTCGGTGGACTCGGCGGGATCGGCGTCTTCGGGCTGATCTTCTGGGGTGTTGTCAGTAGGGGTCTCATCCGCGACTGCTTCCTGGTCGGCCTCGGGGGCCGCCGGAGTCTCATCAATGGTCGGGAGCTTGACTCCCAGCGCGTCGATGACTTCGCCGATGCTGAATGCTGTTTCTGTCTGTTCCATGGTTTGTGTTGCGTCCAAGTCGCGGTGTCAGAACTAAGGTGGTTGCCAGCACGCACGGGTTCCACGCACTGGCGGCGAGTAGTTCAGCACTCGCCTTGAATCGGAATCTGCCCGCCAAATTTGCAGAGCGGAAGAGGCTGCGGGCGCAACGGGTGCTAACGGGACTAAATGGGCGCTAACGGGCGCTAAAAAGATTTCACCACGGAGAGCACGGAGGACACGGAGGAAGGAGTTGACCGGCCTAGAGGTGGTGAGCGGTTTAAGGGAGGCACAGCACACCTCCCCCACTTAGGCCGGTCGTTTTCCTGGCGTCAGGAAAATATTTATTTCTTCGACTCGAATGCCTCGGCGCGGGTGCGCTCGATCTCTTCGCGCAAGGTGCGAAGGGCTTCCAAGCCGCCTGCGCTGTGGGCGAGCAGGCCGGGGTTCTGTGCGGTTTGCGGCATGCAGGTGATCTCGGCGGCGTCTTCGATGGCGTCGTTTATTTTTGCGATGACGCTGCGGAACCAGAGTTCCTCGGGTGGCACGCACCATGCGGCTTGTAGGTCTTCGGCACTCATCAAAAAGGAATGTCAGGAGACTCGGAGAGCGGCACGGCGATTGGCTCTGCGGCGGGCGCGGCTTCGCTTGCTGCTTCGGTTTTCTTTGGCTCGAAGTAGAGCTTGAAATATTTTTCTCCGCTGTCGCGGCTTTCGTTCACATACCCGCTGATCCAGTAGGCAACGCCCTCAATGGTGCAGGAGCCTTTATGCGAAGGCTGCGTTGACTTTTCCTGTTTTTTGTTTCGGCTCAGGGTGCCATCAAATCGGATTCGTTTTTCGTTCATGCGAGTTTTTCTAAATCAGCGGCGCGATACCAAGCGCGGCAGCCGCGTTTGCAGATCGGGCGAAGAATGCCCGAGTCGATGAGTTTAGTGATTTGCTTTGCAGTGACGCCCAGGCGGGCCATGACATCGCGGCGGCGGAGAAGTTTCATGCTTTTTTGATTATAGGGTGAGGGTGTCAATAGCAGCCGCCTCCTCGGGTGCGGAGTGATTCTGGATCCACATACTCGACATCCCTGGCGAGAACGATGTAGCGGAGAACATCGATCCAGTCTTTGGTTGCGCCGTGCTTGCCGTCTTTGCCGGTCCAAGTTTTAAGCGAGTAGATGAGGTTTTTGCACCGCTCGCTGATGTAGAGCTTCGGGGAGTTATCCGACCCAAGCGGGCGCTCCTCGTCAAATGCGAGCCAATCGTTGATGATGCCGACGCCTTCGGTGATGGCTTTGCCGGAGGTGGCCTTGAAGTCTAAGCCCATACGGTCGTCGCATTGTTCGATGAGGGTGCGAACGCCTTCCTCCGTCATGGTGGGCGTATTGCCGTAGCGAGAATCCATCCAGCGTTCTTCGACCTTGGCGATTTCATCGGCTTTCTCAGCAGCTTCGATGACGGCTTTGTATTCTTTGAATCCAAACCAGCAGCAGGCTTTTTGTGCGGGACCAGGGCGGCCGTCTTCGAGCTTGCCATCAGCCTCAGCCCACGGGCCGGGGTAGCCGACGCCTTCGATGTATTCCAGTTGGTTTGGCCATTCGCGGTAAATCCAGCAACGGTTGTCTGGAGTAAATCGAATCCACAACATAGCCCACGCTTTGCCTTCGCCGGGATCGACGAAATGGAAGACGGTTCCCTCCTTGGGAATTTTGTCGTGCGGGACGACATGCACATTCTCGCGGAATTTCGGAAACATCGACATCCTCGCCTTGGTCGGCACGCCGTAGGCACGCATCAAGATTCGCTCGCGGTTGCTGCCGCGTAGCTCCGTCTCCATGGCCTCGGGGTTGCCGTAGGGGTTGTCCGAGGTGTGGAAATAAACGACACGGGCTTTCTCGCGGGTGCATTGCTGGATGCGGGGAACGGTCTCCAAGCCGATCAAGTTGCCATCGCGGTAGCGCGGCAGGAGCGGGGCGTCGCATTCCTCCAGCGTCTTCGCGCCGTCGAGGTATTCTTTGACGGTGGTGGTGTAGCCTTCGACCGGAGTGAAGCCGATGCCGAGTTCGCCGTCTCGCGTGAGCAAACGAAAACGCAACGCCTCCAACCAATCCGGCGTCACCAATTCGTCGGCCCATACAAAATTCAACTCGGCACCTTCAATCGAGGAAACATCCATCGAATAGAACTTGAACCAACACTGCGAGCCATTCGGCAGCACGAAGCTGTTCTCGGTGAAACCGCCCTTCTGAGAGTAGGTGATATTCGCCACCGCGCCCTTCTTGAGCTTGCCGCTGGCGGAGGGTTTCCATTCTTTCGGCAGGTATTCCCACAAATAGGGCTGCTGGTTTTGGATGGATGCCGCTTCGGTGGATTGCAAACACCACACCTTCGCGCCCGGCGTGTTCACCAAATGCTGCATCGCCTTCCGTGCAAAGTAACGCGACTTGCCCGAGCGGTTGCCGCCGAGGATAAGCAGCTCCGTGACGCCTTTCCGAAACTTCTCCCGCAGCTCCGCATAAGCCGCATCCGCCCGCTCCCAGGCTGGATTCAGCCAGCCATAGCGCCAAGGGTCTTCCACCATGCGGGCGATCTGCTCCTCCCGCTCGCGGTGGATGGCCAGCAACTGCGCCTCGGTGGCGGCGACTTTCTGGCCTTGATACCGAACAACAAACCGCCCATCGGCCAACCGGCCTTCAACCTCGATGAGCGGGATAACTGGGTTTTGCGTTTGGGGGATCATGATTTAACCACGGAGGACACAGAGGGCACGGAGGAGGTCGGGACTTCTTTGAATAAAACTTCAAACAAAACCCTATCCTTGTTCAGATAATACAATACTTTCTCTTCAGAGTTCCAAAGAAGTTGATTTGCTTTGGGTATGTGCATTTGTTTGAAAAATGACTCTCCAGATTGAAGCAATTTCAGTTTCAACGGAGGATCCGTTTCACGTCCAATATTTACTGCACCATCAAAAAAGGGATTTTGTTTCATAGTCGAGCAGGCTTCAGTTCATCTTCATGGAGGCTCAACCAGGCGACGGCCTTCCCAGCATCGCCGACATCATCGACCGTGACGCACAGGTCGGAGATAACCCCGGCATCTTGCAGGAGGTTCAGCGCATGGGTGGCGTCGATTCGGCGGTGAGCGATGTAGTCGCGGAGGGAGTTCATTTGGATTTCTTTATTTTTGCCAAATCATCCCGGAGTTCAGATACAACGCCGAATTTGTCGTTCTCAAAATCTATTTCAGCCAACGCAATAGCGCGTTCTGAAATATAAATTAACTCTTTGACTTGAGCCAAAGCCTCATTGCGCTCGCGCCGTAGCTGCGCAATCATAGAAAGCATTTCGTTTGGCGTCATAGCTCCCTCCTCATTTTCTTCCAGCGCTTCAATGCGGCGGCAATTTTTATGGCCGCGTCAGGACATTCGTGGTCATGCCATCCAAGGCAACTCGCAGCAACGCTGGCCAACTCGTCGGCAACAGCCCGCTCCTCATTGCGTTCTTGCTCCAGCCTCGCCAGCTCCTCAGTCGAACGGAGTTCCAATCCAGATAATTTGTCCGCCAGCGCAGCGGCATCCTGCACAGCTCTCGCCGCCATTTTCTTAGCCTCAGACACGCGCTTGTCAGCATTTTCTACTTGTAAAAGCCAATCGGCAGCAGATGCTTTCCGCGCTGCTATCGCCTCGTCGCGTTCTTCGGCGAGTTTATTCATTGTCAGCATATGCTCTGTTGCGAGGTTGTCGTATTTATGCGTTGCCTCACGCAAAAGCTCCCACGCCGCAAGTTCGCATTGCAAATCATTTTCCCTCTCCGTGTTATCTGTGTCCTCTGTGGTCATAATTCACTTTCAAAAGTCCGCGCTTTCACGATGAGCCTCCGGGCATTTTCCATGAGGTCGAAGAAAACCTCCTGCTCGCCGATGTCTCGGGTGTATTCCGGTGGTTTCACATAGGTGAGGACGGCGCGGAGGTTGGCGGCCAGCTCGACCGAGAGCTTGCAACAATGTGCAACGCCAGGGTGATCCTGCCACTCGCGGTGACAGGCGGGGCAGGCTATCGCTGAATCAGATACTATTGACATATTTATGGGTGTTGTATGGGGTTAAAGGGTGAATGCGCGTATCCGTCGCGCCCCGGCTCTGAGTCCGTGGTTTGTGGAGACCATTCAGAGGGAGGTCGTTAGTTTTGAGCCATCCGCGCAAATTCCGTTCAGACTGCGGCCTCCTCGCGTGACTCTCACCGACTGGCACTCACGGCTTACCGATTCGCTCATCGCAAAAGACTTAGCTCGATGCGGTGAATCTCGCTCTCGATCTCCGCCAGCATCGACCACTGCTCGCGGTTATAGGTGCCCTTAAACGGGAAATCGCACCGAGAAAATTTGCCGTTCTCAAAGGTAATCAAAACCTTACCCAAAGTGTCCGGATAGTTTGGGGATTCTGAACCTGAGCTGAGTTGGAAATGATATTCCGTGAAATTGCGGGTGGATTTTAGTTTAATGATCATAGTGTTATTTTATTGATATCCAGCGGATTTTCTTCTCATCCCATTTAATGTTAAGCATTTTTGAAAAAGCCCTAATATAAATAGAGGGTGATTTGTCTTTTGGAAAAACACATAAGAATAAGTAACTTGGGATTTTATTTTTGTTTTTACATTTTCTGATTGATTGAATTCGCTCTTCTACTACAGAGCCAACTTGAAATTGACCTTGTTCTTTGCAGTAAGTAAGAACCATTAAGTCATCTAACTCGCTTTCATTCATTGTTTCTGCCTTTCGTTCTGGTTGTTGCTGTAAAGTTTTTCAGTGACATTTCGGAAAACCGTATGCTCGCCCTTGAAATTGAGCTTAATGTCGCCGGACTTCCCGTTTCTTATTTTTGCCACAATCAGAAGTGTATTGTATTCAAGAGGCTCTTCTTCTTCATCGCGTTTTTTGTTTTTATCCAAGCGGTGGATTAAGAGCACAATATCAGCGTCCTGTTCGATGCTTCCGGATTCACGAAGGTTCGAGAGCTTAGGCTTGGCGCTTTCCTCAGCGTCACGGTTGAGCTGCGCCAAGGCTATGATGGGAATATCAAGTTCCTTAGCTGTCTGCTTAATTGCCCTGGAAATCTCAGAGACCTCAAGAGCACGGGAATCACCTGCTCGCTTGGACGATCCTGCCATAAATTGCAGGTAATCGACCACGATTAGACCGATATTATGCTGGGCTTTAGCGCGACGCGCACGGGAGCGGAACTGCGCCACGGTAAGCCCCGGCGTGTCGTCGAGGTAAAGAGGCGTTTTCGTAAGGCGAGAGGCTGCAGCGGACACCGTATTCAAATCTCCAGACTTGAAAAAACCGTCGCGCACGCGCTGAAGATCAACACACGCCTCCGAGCAAATAGCCCGCACCATCAATTCTTGGCTTGGCATTTCCACGCTAAAAACAAGAGTGGGAAGAGCTTTTTCCATGGAACAATGCAAGGCTATCTGCATGCCAAGCGCCGATTTGCCGCAGGCAGGCCGAGCTGCAATGACGATCATCTGACCGCCAAGAAGCCCGCCGGTGGAGCGGTCCAGATCGTGGACGCCAGTCGTAAGCCCTACCGTTTCTCCTCTGTGGCGATGCACATTCTCGATATGCTCTACGGCGGCCAGCACGGCGTTTTTGCAGTGCAAGACAGGGTTTTCCCTTGTCGAGTGGTCGCGGAGGGCATACAGCGCCTGCTCGCAGCGTTCTTGGGCATCCTCCGTGGTGAGTGCATAGTCGTTTGCCGCCTCGGCCATGGCGAGGGCCGCTTGGCGCATGGCTCGGCGTTTCCACACATCCAGCACCTCGGCAGCGTAGTGCCGCCAGTTCATCGTGATAGATAGTTCCTGCACCAGCTCAGTCACATAGGCATAGCCGCCCACCTCCTCAAGCTGGCCTACCTTCTCCAACTCAGTCGTGACCAGGATGAGGTCCACCGGCCGGGCGGCCTGTCGCATGGTGGCGACGATACCCATGATCGTCTGATGCGCTGGCAACACAAACTGCTCGGGCGACAGCGCCTCCAGCACGCTATCCGCCGTGCGCCCATCGGTGATCGCCGCGCCGACCACTGCTTTTTCGGCGATTTGATTTTCGGGAAGGATGTTTTTCATTTTACGGCAGGGAGTTTCTCCGCAGCCATAGCGCGGGCTTTTTTAAGATTTGCACCAAACCCAAGGAGATGGAATACCTTGCAGCACACGGCAGGATTCACCTCATGTCCGAGGAGGCGAAAGAGCTGCGCCCCGTCCTCGCTCAGGACAGGCGATCCATCCGGATGAGTCATAAGACCATAGATAGGGTCTTCGATAGGACGGCTCTCATAGACGCCTACCTGCCATTGCAGAAAGTCGTTTTTGGCTTCTTCGTAGTGCCGAGTGACAATGCAGATTTCACCGGATTCAGTGGATTTTAATTGAAGTGTTTCGATTATCATGTTGGTTTTTTTGTTTTTATGCTGCGGATTGTTTTTCTCGAACCCATGCTTTCATGGAATCGGGGAGAAGTGCCCAGGTGGAGAGGTTGCATTCGGGAAATTCGGAGGTCACAAGGTCTTGCCAGCCGTGCGGTTCCATGGATGCAGGAGCCGAACCGCTCACGCTCACCCCGCTGCGCCCTGCCCAATCCCGCGCCCGGCTCACCTCGGTGAGAATGTTATTCAAAAGCGTAGCTAAGTCCTTGCGGCGAAACTGCGCCGCCGCGCCTTCTTTTTGGCGATAGGCCCACTCCAGGAAGCGCCATTCGTCTTCGCTCACGGCCGCCGCCGCCTTTTTATTTTTCTCCCAAGCACGGGAGGAGGAGGAGTCAAGAGGAGTCGAGTCTCGAAGGTTGAAGAGATTTCGGAAGCGGGTCAGGACAGGATGCGTCGTTTCTGGCTTTGGAGTTTCTTCGATTTCCAACTCCATGTCCCCTGTGGGGACTATAGGGGATATATACTGGTTATTGGTTACTGGTATCGGCGCAATTGCTAACCTATTGGTTTCATCTTGCTTTCCTTTTGGTTTAGCTTGTTTTTTTGGAGGGCGTCCACCACTGGCCCCCACCTCTTTACGCTTACGGCAAAGATTCCGGTAACCTTCGATTTCTTCCTCTACTCGGCCGCAAATCCAGCCATTTTCCGTGAGCACGAAGAACTCGTTCAACACAACATCGACAACTTCTGCCGCAATACGAATCCTACGGCTAACCAATTGGTTATTGTTTGGTATAGGTTGTTCGTCAGTGTAGTAGAGGTCAAGAAGCCTGCGATACGCTAAATCTTCCTCATTAGTGAGATGCGTTGTATTAACCGCATAGTCCTTGATATTAAATCTGTAAAAGTGCATTTTCTATTTTTTCTTCCCAAATTGGATTCTATTTTCTCCCCAAGCGCCCCCCGTCCGGAGCCCCCGACTGGCCAGCCACCGTTCGCAGGCCACCGATATTTCTAGCGCCTGCAGCATGGAAATTCCGCCCACCCGTGCATCGGAGTTGTGCAGCGCCTTCATGGAACCATTGTCTCTGACCAGAGCCCGAAACTCGTCTTGATGGATTTCTTTCATGCGGTGATGGTCTCCGGTGCCATCTCCACTCGCCGACGCAGCCGGTGAAAGCAGGCCAGCGTCATCAGCGCATCTTCCAGCGCATTGTGGATTTTTCCCGAGCGGGAGAAGCCCAGCGCCGCCGCGATATGGTCGAGATTCAGTCGAGGCTGCCCATCCTTGCCCACCGGCAGGGTGAGAGCCCCCACCTCGTAGGCCAGCCACGCCGTCGCTTGCAGGTCCACCATCTTGCCCATCGGCCAAGTCAGTTCATTCCGAGCAAATGCCGCCCTCAGAAAGTCGCGGTCGAACGCCACATTGCAGCCCGCCAGCACCGAGTAGCGCCGCTCACCCAGCCAGAGGGCCAAGTCCTGCATCACATCGCGCTCCGGCCGCCCGTTTTTTTCCAGAAAATCGAGGGTAAAGCCATTCTTCGCCAGCGCATCCGGCTCGCAAAGCCACTCAGGATTCGGCCGGATAATCGCAGTAAAAGCCTCATTATCCATGGAATCCACCGCCGCCACGCTAAGAAGCGCATTCTTCGAGGGGTCAAAGCCCCCCGTCTCCGTGTCGATGACAATGAGTCGTGATTTCATTTTTTCGGGGCCGTTTTTTTTTGCTCAAGAAAACGGCGATAGAGCGCAACGCTCACAGCCGCAGACTGAAACAGGGTTGTTGTTTTTTTCATAAAGTGCCAATAGCAGGGGAGAACCGTTGTTTGAGAGGAGCCCAAATGTCCCGATCTCCAGGCAGCGCCGGAATCATCTCGCCAGGGCGGTAGAACCGGCTGTCCTTCACGCGCATGAGCGCCACGCGCATCGTGCCCGCCTCGCCCGTAGGAATTTGCACCTGCACCAAGTAGCGGTTCGGAGTCGGGCGATACACCTTCACCTTCACAGGCTCCGGCGTCACAGCAGCGGCCACCGCCGCGTTTTTTTTATTTTTTGAGTCAGCCATAGGTTAGTTAGTTGAAAGCTCCTCAGCGGCCTCCTGCGACGAAGAGACCCCTTTGCATAAAATTTTCTGTGCACCCAAATCAGTGGGTGTCATAGGGGGGGTGTCCGAAAATCCAGACCCCCTCCCCCCCTCCTGATCGACCGGCCGGGCGTCGGCCTCGACCGGCTCGACGGCGCAGGTGGCATCCAAAGTGGTGTCCCGCTGGCTGTCTGCGTAGGCAGAGACTTCTGATTCGGTATCAGAGACCGCATCGGCAGCGCTCCCAGATCCGTCCAATCCGCCCGATCCGTCCGGCCCCTTTTGTCCCGACCCGCTCCCGTGTGGACCGGTTAGCGGCAGCACCTCAGCTTCGAGGACCGGCAGCGAGGCCAGCATCTCAGAGAGTTTGTCCTGGTTAACCTCCACCTTCTCGACCCGGCTCGTTGCCTCACCGCTGAGGAGCTGGAGCTTGTCCACCATCACGGCCGCAACAATGGCAGCATCCTTGGCATTGTTGATGGAAGGCACCAACTCAACGACCCGCTCCACCGAAAGGCGGGCCGCAGTCCTCACATTCTTGAGCAACTCCTTTTTCTGCTGCTCTATAGGAAATTGTTCCCGCTCTTGGACGGCCGCCACCGTGTTCCTGCTTACTCCCAACGCCCGAGCCATGGCCGACATACTCAGCCCCTCGGCGCTCATGCGACAGATCGCCCGGTAAACCTCCGGCCGGCGGGCAAGCAACCGCTCACCGCTAAACTCTCCAGTAACTTCGAGCTTCTCAGCCCCGATTTCCGCCTCCGCAAAAAGAAAAGGCGCGGCAGATTCTAAGGCGTCGGCTTTCATCAAAGGGGATTCCATAAAAAAACAAAAAAGGCGGCGCTAAGTGAGTGACGCGGCCCACGGTTTGCGACCAGGGCGGAGATACACCGAGCCACCGATCCGGCCTTCCTCGAGCACCCGCTTGATGCTGGATTCCGGAATCAAAATGCGATCCCCGAGGCGCACATGGGGAAATGTGCCATCGTAAAGTCTCGACTGAACCGCCGACCTTGACAGACTCAGGAGCTTGCAGAGCTGCGCCGGTGAATAATGCTGCTCGATCATTCTCCGATCCTCCAAGCCAGGATTGCCAAAAAAGCCGCAGGCCCGAGGGCACAGAGCGCCTCCCAGGTCCAACCGATGAAATGAATCGCATCCGGGGTGTTCATTTGTCCACCTCCACCGAAAACGGCCTAAGTCCAAAAATTTCAAAAAAACGCGCCCGCGCAGCCTTTGCGGATGTCGCCCTCACATAGTCGCCGAAAGGACCGCGCAGCGGATCCATCGCCCGGCACAAAAAAAGGCGGCTCATATCTGGCCCTCCTGAGCTTTGGCTTTTGCCACGGCCTTTACCAGCAACTGCCGCACGATGGCGGCCCGGCTCACCATCTGGCTTTTGGCCAGGGCGGTGATGATTTCGTCAACCTCTGCGGGAATTTGAGTTTGTATTGTTCTCATGTGTGCAATGGGGCAATCACCCCACTTGGAAGATTTCTTAAAAGAATTCTTTTAAGAGTCAAACAAAAAAATTGATAATCTTGGAAAATCTTTGAAATTGATTTTATGGCTAAAAAAACCAACAGCCCCGGCAAGGACTCAGTGATTATCAGCACTTCCGTGGATAACTCGACATTTCAGGAGATAAGCCGCTTGGCCGCTGAAAGCGGCATGACCAAAGGCGGCTGGGCTCGCGCAGCGCTAACGGACGCAGCAAAAGAACACGCCGTTTTCACCCAACAAAAAACAACCAGCTTCGAGAAAACGGGAAAAGCCACGCCCCAGGATATTGCCCAGAATGTCATAACACCATCAACCAACTCAGGTATTGGATCCTCAACAGCGAATCGCCCGAGCTCCCGCCGGGCTGGATAGCAGAAATCCACGACCTCACCAGCCACCAGCCACCAGCCACCAGCCACCAGCCACCAGCCACCAGCCACCAGCCACCAGCCACCAGCCACCAGCCACCAGCCACCAGCCACCAGCCCATGAAACCACTCCTCGCCCTGCTCGCCCTTCTCCTTGCGGCCTGCGCCAGCCCTGAGCCTGAGACCTTCGCCCCGCGAGCCCGCCCAGTTGCGCCGCCCATGGAAATCCTCATTGAAACCAGCCCACCCGGCGGCATCGTTGATTGGAATGGCAATGTCCTGGGCGCTGCCCCCGTCACGCTAAAAATACGGCCAGACCTCACCGCAAGCGGCCGCCCACGCTGGCCCGAGACCGGCGCACTCAGTCACATTTTCCGCGCCCGCTGGCCCAACGGCGACCGCACCGCCGAGATATTTCTACCCGACGAAATGCCCCCGCAACGCATCGCAATCATTTCCCCCGTCCAAGAACTTTTCTGGGGATACGAAAAGAAAAAACCGCTGGCTAAATTTCCATAGCCACCCGCAGAGCCTCATTTTATCAGCCTCCGCGAGTGTCAAGCACTTTCTGAAAAAATATTTTCAAAAAAAATAAAAATAATTCTTGCGCCCATTTTGAATCTTTATAGATTCACTTTCAAGCGAGCCAACCACGGCCCGCCTCGGTCCAGCGAAACTGGAAAATAAAAAATGGCCCGGCACATCCGGGAACGAAAAATGAAACTAAAAACCATCCTTGCGGTAGCAGTCGCCACCGCCGCCATCCTCAGCCTCGCCCTCGGCGCGGCTTTCACCCTCACCCACGGCCCCGCCGCATTTATCGGCGGCCTCGCCCTCTTCCTGGCATTCGCTGGGTTCGCCGCAACCCTCAACCCCACCATCTAAGAAAGGCCCCATATTATGACAATCACACGATTCGCCAGGACACGCAGCAACGGCGCGGTAAACTTCACCAGCCGCACCGGATCTATCGAGCCCGAACGCCTCCGCCAGATTGCGCCATCGGTATTCGCCGAGCAGGCCCACGGCAGCCGATCCGCCGCATACAAATACATTCCAACGAGCGAAATTCTCACCGGCCTTGCCCGGCAGGGATTCCGCCCATACGCCGTCATGCAGGGAGGCAGCCGAGAAGAAGAAAAACGCGGGTTCACTAAACACCTTCTCCGCCTCCGCCACGATAGCCAGCCCCTCGAAGTTGGCGGCACGCACAACGAGATCGTCCTCCTCAACTCGCATGACGGGACCTCCTCATACCGCCTCATGGCCGGAGTTTTCCGCCTCATTTGCGGCAACGGGATGGTAGTAGCTCAAAACCTCATTGACGACATCCGCATTCCGCACAAGGGAAACATCGAGGGCCAAGTCATCGAAGGCTGCATCAGCATCCTCGACCGGCTCCCCGAGGTCTCCGAGAGCATCCGCGAAATGGACGCCCTCCGACTTACCCCAGGCGAGCAACAAGCATTTGCCCGCGCCGCCTTGGTTGCCAGGTATGACGACCCCGAGAAGCCCGCACCCGTCAAAGCCGAGCAGATCCTTACCCTCCGGCGCCATGAGGACGCAGCCCCGACCATGTGGAACACATTAAACGCAGTCCAAGAAAACCTGGTCCGTGGCGGCCTTGGCTATGTCCAACGCAACGAAAACGGCCGCCTCGTAGCCCGCCGCCGCACCCGCGAAATCGGAGGCATCGACCAAAACACCAACATCAACCGCGCCCTGTGGGCACTGGCTGAGGAAATGAAGAAACTGAAAACCGCCTAATCTCAACCCGGCGAGGGTCCGATCCCCTCGCCACCTTTCAAAACATGAGCACCACAGCACTAAAAACATTGGAATTTAAAAACTGGACCGGCTTGACGCTGGCCCAACTCATCGAAGCCGGCCGCGTTACATGTCCCCAGGTCATCCTGGAATTTGTAAACGCCGCCAACCCGCCAGCAAAAATCGCCGACCTCAAAACAAACAAAGAAGCAGCCCACGAAATCTCCGCCAACCTATGAGCACGCAACACACACCCGGCCCTTGGCGCGTTTACTTTGAATCGGATGCATTTGACTCTGCGCAAAGCATCCTCCGAATAATTGACCCAAGGGGAGACGACCACCCGCAAGGGCCCCTTTCAATCGCAAATATCAATGTTGCAGCCCACGCCCCACATTTAGAGGAACCGCTTGCCAACGCCCGCTTGATCGCCGCCGCTCCGCAGATGCTCGAAGCACTCCGCGCCGCCCTTGAACCTACGACGCCCGAGACCGAGGGCGAGCAGCTCCGCGACCAGATCGCCGAAGCCATCGCCGCCGCCACCGGCGAGCCAGCCGACTATTGACACAAAGCCAAAAACCAACCAAACCAAACCACAAAATGAAAAAATACACAACAGCAGGCTGCCGAGCAGTAACGGCAGAAAACATGAGCGAGGCAGCCGGAATCTTTGCGGACCGCATGGCCCGCAGAAAATACGGCAAAACCGGTTATGCCCGCACCTGCAACTTGGAATCCTGGAGCCAGGATCAAACGCTCGGCGAATACAGCGCATTCATCGGCTACACTCCCGCAGGCAAACACAACCGAGGCACAACGGTTGGAGGGAACATCCGCTTCAGCGTTTACGCAGAGGAGGCCGTCGAATCTTCATTTGAAACGGAGCTCAAACGCCAGCTCATTGAAAAAGGCGGCATCAACCCCGAATGGGCAAAAACTCATCTGATAATTGATAAATCCGAACCGCTAATAATCGAATGACCCCCGAGCAACTCAACCGCGCCGCCTCCTCGATGGAGGCGGCGCTTGCCCGTCTCGACATCGAGCCCGGCATCACCACGGCGGCCGAGCTGGCCGACGACGACGCCGAAATCCTGCCCGCCCTGGTGGATGGCCAGCCGGTAATTACCCCCGAGGCTAATTCCGGCATGTCTGAAGGGCGCAAAATTTAAACCCAAACTCACCCCACCCCATAAAAACTCAACCCGCGCCGGACGATTTCCGGCACCTCATCAATGGAAACCTTAAAAATCTACAACGCCCTGGCATTGCTCACCGACACGGCCAAGCTCGTCTTGCGCGACATAGAAAACCCCTCCAGCCTCGCCGCCAACCTCAACTTTTTAGCCCAAGCTGTAGCCAGCGCCGAGAAAATCCTGTTAAAACATCCCATCCCATTTAATCAATGACACCCGACCTCAACGAACCCCACGGCAACACCGGAAACCGCAACAACGCACGCGACCCCGAAGGAGCCGAAAACATGACGAGCAAAATCCTCTTCTTCTGCTACCCCGAAGAAAAATCCGCCTGGGTCCGAGCCGCCAAGCCCGAAAAACTCAGCGCCTGGATCCGCCGCCAACTCAACCAAGCCACCGGCCGCCCCGAACGCCCCGACCCCGAAGAATGGCGACAAATCCGAAAGTAGCAAGTGGCCTCCAAAGTGGCGGCCTTAAACACAACTCACTAATAATGAACGCACCATCTACAAACTACGGATCAGAAGGTTTGAGGTTCGACTCCTCATGGCTGCACTCCCCCTCTTCTCTTAAAGTGGCGTCCTTGCGCCGTTTTCCCTCTGTAGCACTCAGAAGATTGCTGCTTGTTGGATTTTTGATGGCTTGCAATGCTTGCGCGATTTGCTTTGTTTTTAGGGTCGAAGTGGTGTCCAAAGTGGTGTCCCTATTATGAGAAAACATGGCGAGATTTCGGTTGATTGGATTGCGGCGAAAAATACTTGGTATTTCCGCGTCCAGGTAGATGGCGAGCGGGTGAGCAAGAGCACGGGCGTGCATGTGCACTCGGCGGCAGGGAAGGCGGCGGCGCTGGTGAGGGCTAAGGCGATTGCCTTGGCGCTGGCTACGGCGGACGAGCACAAGATTGCGGCGGTGGTGAAGCGGCCGGGCTTTGCGAAGTGCGGCGAGGTGGCGGAGATTTACAAGGTGCATGGACCGGCGGCGTCGGTGACGAAGAGCCTGAGCCGGTTTGCGGCTTTTGTTAAGGAGGTGACAGAGCGGCAGGACTGGCAGGAGCAGAGCACGCACCAGGTGCTGACGGCCTCGGCGCTGCGGGGATGGATTGAGACGCAGAAACGGGCGGGGCGCTCGGAGAGCGGCATCCATACCGATGTTCAGACCATCAAGAGCGTGGTGGCCCGCAAAAGATTCTACCTGTTTGAAAAATTGAAGCTGCCGAATCTGACGGATTTCTGGGCGGTGTCGGGGGGCTCGGCGACGACGGAGGGCTATCAGCCTATCGACCGCGAGGCGCTTCGGCGTATGGATCGGGCGGCGAGGATCCCGCTGCGGCGTCAAAATGCTCGGGTCTGGGCTATCTATTGGCTGATGCGCAAGGCGGGCTTGCGCAATGACGAGGTGCAATATCTCAAGTGGAGCTGGGTGGATTGGCAGGAGGATGGCACGGCGGACCTGGTATTGATTAAGCGCGACGACTGGGCTCCCAAAGGCCGGAGCGGCCGCGTGCCGATGCGGGCGCGGTTGCTGCGGTTGATCCAGAAGGCGCTTGCAGGCGAGAGCGAGTATGTCATTCCCAGGACAAGCAAAACGGAGGCTTTTGACCTGACGCACTACGGAATCAATGAATTTGTAAGGCTCTACATTCCTGACGGTGAGAAGGGCGCTTATAACCTGCGTAAAGAATACGGCGCTCAGATTGCGGCGAGGGATGGCATCGAGGTGGCGAGCCGGTTACTGCGGCACAGGGACATCCAAACCACATTCAATCACTACCACAATCTCATTAACCGCCCGAAGCCGCTTTAGCGTTGCTTGTAGTATTCGCTTTCTTGGACGAGGGAGCGGATGGCGCTTTGGGCGCTTGAGCGGTTGCCGAGTTCCATGGATGTCTCCACTTCGTCCATGGCGTTTCGATAGGCTCGGTTCCACATTCCGAGTTCTTGGTATCTAAATTCCTCACGCTCGCTGCGTTGCTCGCTGCGGGTTTTAAGGTAGTTGTATTCGGTGCGGAGCCCGTTGACGAAATCTGGCAGCGAGAGGCGGACCTTGGCCATGTCGCGCTCGTCGGCCTGGTTAAGCTTGAGATCGTTTTGGTAAACTCCCCTGTCGCTGATCTTGAGAAATTTATTCAGCACCGGCGTGGCGCTGATTGTCATTTCGGTGAGGGTGTCGGCCTCGGTGTCGTAGTTGAAGAAGTTTGTGATGCCGGTGGCGCCGAGGGTCCAGCCGAGCATGGGCTTGGTTGCTTCCCATCCCCCGGCGAGCCATTGATCTTCGGAGAGGATGTTGCGGTTGCGGAAATCATCGCGTGGGTTTCGGCCGGCCAAGAAGGTTGTCCAGTTTTGGCCGACCTCGATGAGCGTGTTTTGCCCTGGCACTTGCGAGCTGATGCCTGCGAAGACATCGCCGAGCTGGGGCGCGGTGGGGTCGCCTTTGGCGGAGCGGATCGAAGCGCTTAGGACTTTGCCGACGACGCCATTGATGACGCGCAGCCCTTCATCCTGCGGCAGGCGGAGGTAGGCTGTCTTGCCGCCGGTGTCGCCGGTGGAGACATTCCCCAGGGGAAGGACGGCAAAGTTGGTCATGTCCCAGTTCGGCACGCGGGAGTAGAGTTTTTGCAGTTCTTCGCCGAGGACGCCTTCCTTGGCGAGTGTTTGCATGACGGCTATCAGTCCGCCGCCGGTGAAGAGCCAGGCGAGCCACCATTCCTTGGCGTTCATGTTGCGCTCGGCCCCACGGAAATTGCGTTGGAGCGATTCGTAGGAGCGGAGAAAAATGTTGAGGAACGGCACAATGGCCCCGGCTGATGAAGCGTGGCGGCCTTTCTTGTAGTAGTTGGGGATGCCGATGTGGTTGCGGATCGTGTTGGCCGCTTGCGGCGCGGGCATTCCCATATCCTTGACGAGCACCTTGTAGGCCGACGCCTTGGGAAGCATTTGGAGAATCTGCCCTGCAAACTCGATGGCTTTCAGCGGACCCATGATTGCCCTGGTTAAAAGATTACGACTCTTGGAATCTTGAAGGTGAAACTTCCGCAGGATGGCATCGATGCTGTCATCATCGCTTCCCATGCGTCCACCGAAGGCCGAGTGCGGGCCGCCCGTGGCGGCGCTCTCAACCATCTCGCGCATGAGTTGAGTCTTGCCCACATCTCCTTGCGCCCAATCAATGGACGCTCCCCAGGCCTCGGGGTCGAGGAGACGCATGACAAACCTTGCTCGGCCTTTAATGCCGCCTGGCATGTTGGTGAGCGAGCGTTGCAAGTCGCGGGCGGGAGACATGAAAAGTTGGAATGCCGGGTTGTAGCGAATGATGGCTCCATAAACGAGGCGTTGAAACCCTGTCGAGAGCAGGCGGAGGATCGCATCACGCTCGGCGGGCGACTTGTCTTCCCACATGGCGGCGTAGCGTTTGGGGATATGAGCGCCCACACGCTGGCCATTTACTTTCCACTCCACCATAGACAAGGCCGAATCCTTTGGAGGCTGAGGCTCCATGGTTTTGCCGTTGTATTTCATGGGCGCGGTGGTGACGAGTTCGGGCGATGTCTGCCCGATTACCCGCACGGCCTCCCGAGTAAACCTGTTGTTCTGTGCGGCGCGGTGGATACTTATGACCTTGAGCACCGTTTGCTGAAGAGGGTCGGCGATTTCCTTAAAGGTGCCTACCTGCTTGCGGATCGTTGAAGGAAGATACTCTTGGACATATTCCAGCGGAGTGAACGCGGCGTAGTTGTCCTTGTTTGTGCTGATCGTCTTCCACAGCTCTGCTGAAAAAAGGCCGGATTGATTGGCGTCTTCCATGATGGAATAAATAACATCACGAAACCCACTAACAGCGGTCTCCAGCGCGGCGTAGCCCTCGGGACCAAGCGTTGCTTGCAGCCTGGCAAGCGCCTCCCGAGCTGTCCGGTCTGTCTCGCCGCCGGGGTTGAACATGACTGCCCGGCCGGTCTCGCCGACGACTTCCATTTGCCCGTCTATCTCTCGGGTTACTTCGAGGCGCTCATTGGCGATGCGATGGTATTTGAGGAAGATGCCGAAATTTTCGCGGGCTACACCGGCTGCATCGAGGCTTTGGTAGAGGCGGCCTATGTCGGCCAGCTTGACTTGGAGCTTGCTTTCAGCGAGCGGATGCTCCTCGGTGAGCCAGCGGATGCTGTCTTCTTGGGCTGGCGTGATCTTCCCGGCAGCGCGTGCCTTTGCGGCAGAATCAATGATCGGCTGGTAGATATTCCAATACTGGTCTTTAAGATTCTCCCACCATCCGGTGAGGCTTGCGCGGCGGGCTTGAGCGGCGGCGCTTTTGCTAATGAAAATCTCGGCACCGGCTTTGAATGCTTCCATGTCTCGGGCGAGGCGCTTATCCAGCACGGCGTCGCGGCCTTTGCTGATCCGGTCGTAGATTTCTGCCAGCTTGGCTTTGACTTGGGGGCGGGAGTCGAGGTTGTTCCAGAAGGTTTCGTAGAAAATAGGGGCGCGGGCTTTAAGGTCAGCCGGGCTGTTGAGGAGCACGCTCATGGCGTCGGCGAAGAGTTCCTCGGAGCTGAAACGGTAGGCGAGGTGTTGCGGCGTGGCGCGGGTAATGTCGAAGGGCTTCCACCATTTGGTCAGGTCGATGAGTTCTTGGCGGATGTATTTGAGGTCCGCCACATTTCGGGCGTTCATCTCGCTGCGCATGGCGGCGTGGAAGGCTTCGCGAAGTTCGTCTTGAGTTGGCTCGCGGCCGCCAACGGTCTGCGTTTCCTCGCGGGTATTGGTGCCGATCTGCTCGCCTTGCACTTGGAACTTTGCCAGGCGGCTGTCGAGGATTCCCTTCATGGCCTGCTTGACGATGTTGGCTTTGGTGGCTCCATCTTGCCGGGCGAACCAATCGTAGAGCTCCGGCCATTGCTCGCGGGCGTCGAGGCCGAAGAGTCCTTTGACGATCTCGGGGGTGACTCCGCTCTGTGCGTAGATGGGCTCGTTGACGATGACCTTGCGCACTTCGCCTTCGAGGGAGGCGCGGAGGTCGGCCTCGGCTTTCTGGCGGATGCCCTCGCGTTGCTTGCTGGTGATGGGCTGCTCGCTGTAGGCCCAGCCTTCCACCGGCGCGGGGTTGGGATCGAGCGGAATGCTTTGCTTGAGCGTTGGGTTTCCAGAAATGATTCCCAGGAGATTCCCCTTCTCCATGCGGAAGTCGTCCATGAATTGGATATTGTGCCCGATCTCGTGCATGAAGGTCATCATGGCCGAGGCTTCTCCACCGGCTTTGATGAGGTCGGGATGCAGGGTGATGACGCCTTGGCCGTTCGGGCTGAAGCTCCCCAGCGCATTGCGCTTGCGAGGAATTTGCACCGTGGGGCTGCCGCCGGAGAGGGCTTTGACAAACTCCACGGCCTCGGGCATCTCCACCACCGGCACCTTGTCAAGGCCGCCGAGGATAAGCGGCATGGTCCAAGTGCCATTCATGGCACGCACTACGCCCACGGCGTCGGGGTAGTCGGCGAAGACTTGGGCGTCGTTGTAGGTATTGAGCGCGGGCTTTGGGATGGTGGCCGCTGCGGGCATGACCGGCCCTTGCGGTCCGGCGTCGGCAAATGCCATTTTGGTTTGTCCCTTTTGCGCTTCCTCGTAGGCCGCTTGTTGGCGCTTGGCTTCGTCGGCTTCGCGTTGAATTGTGAGGCTGTCGTCCAGCACCGGGCGGTCGAGGCTGAATGGCATTTCGGACGGGCTAAAGATATTGCCGGAGAAAGGATCGTCCTGTTTGGCAGGGGCAGGCGTGTCGATGGGTTCGCCAAAGAAGTTGTCTATGTCGCCGGTGGGCGGGGCGGCAAGCTCGGCTTCCTGCACCCACATTTGCGTGCCGTCTTCCACTTTCTGGAGGCCAAATTTTGAACCGTCTTGCAGGGAGATGGTGAATGTCTCGGGGTCGATGGCTTTCACATTGAGCCACTCGTCGCCGATCTTCACCTTGTCGCCGATTTGTAGCGAGTTTGCAGAGATGGGTTGCAGCTTTGCTTTCTTGGAGTCGGATGGGTCGAGGGCGGCTTTTGAGAAATTGTCGTATTGCTTTTGCAGCTTGTTGTATTCGGCTTCTTGCGGGTCGCCATCCTTGAGCTGCCGGTAGCTGTTCACCTCGGCCATGTAGGCGTTGAATAGGGTGTCGGGATACGGGTCAGCGATCAGGCCAAGGTCGTAGAGTTCCTGGGCGCGGACATCGTAGGGCGTGCCGGTGGAGCGGTGCGTCTCGGCAAAGTGCCTGCCGGTGCGGCGTATCTCATTCCAGTTGTCATTCTCCCCGCCTGCTTTGCCGCTGGCGCTGGTGCGCACGGGAGATTCTTGGAGGGCGGAGAGGATAGGAAAGGTGCCGGGATCGTAGGATATGCGAGGGAACCGGCGCTTTGGCTTGGAAACAGAGGCCCCCTCCCCGCTGATCACTTCGGGTGAGCCTGTCGCTTCAGGCGCTCTGAGTGTGCTTGCTACGGGAGCAGAGGCCGTTGGGGGAATTTCGGTAGCGGTCGAAGGGTCGAAGGTATCATTTGATACCACGGCCGGTCCTGGCAGGGCTTGAATCCCCTCGGGGCCGGGCAGGGCGTTGCTGCCGCCTTGGAAGGCGGGGGCTGCGCCGCCTCGGTTGAGGAACGCTTGGCCGGTGTAGGCGGCAGGTTGGCCTTGGAGAGGGATGGCGGCTTGGGGATTCTCGGTGGCGTAGGGTATGGCGGGCTGGCTTGGGCGGGGGGTAGCGGGAACTGGTGGCTCGAATCCGGCTTGCGTGAGGATGTCGCGTTGGAAGCGGGGATTGATGACGGTGTTGGTATCCAGCACGCGCTTGCCCATGAAGTCCACGGTGCTCTTGGCGATAGCTCCGGCGTCGATGAGGCGCTGGTCTTCGCGTAGGATTTCCACGGTGCGCCGCATAGAGAAGTAATCCGCCGCTTCTTCCCGAGTGGCCGTGCCGAGTTTTACCTTCTGCTCTACCAAGGGCAGCTCGTCGGCAAAGTAAACGCGGTTGCGAGCCTTCACGCCGATGCCTGCGGTGAGTGCGCCGAGGGTGCCGGATATGGCGGTGCTGGCGGGGTCAAACTCGGGGCGTTGCGGTGGCTGCTGGCCTGTCTGGCGGTATTGCTCGGCGGCGATGAGGGGGTTGATCTCGGGGTGGATGAGTTTATCCAGGCCGATGTTGGCGGCTTGGATTGCAACATCCGTTCCCACGCCTATAGCGGCTCCGGTGCCGAGGGCTCCGCTGATAAACTTGGCAGCTTCGGCTCCGCCCTTCTCGGCGCGGATGAGGTTGGCGGCGTTAGCCAGGCGCGAGACCGATACGGGAGTCGGGGCGAGGATCGAGACGAGTTGGCCGGCGGAGTTGTAGCCAGGGGCAAGTTGGTTGGCGGCGTAGAAGCTATCGAGTAGTTCGCTCTCCTTGGCCGAGGCTTCGAGGGCTTTATCGTAGGCCGCTCCTGTGCCGAGGGCGGCGGCTGTGCCTCCGGCAATACCGGCAACCACTGCACCAGGGCCGGTGGGGATAGTGAGAGCGGCGGTGGCCGGGCCTGCGACAAGGGCGGCTCCCGTCTGCATGGCTCCCTTGAGGAGGCCGGAGGCGGCGGCTTTGGCTTCGGGGTAGGCACCGGCGCGGCGCTCCAGGTCGCGGCGGGCGGCGGTGGCTTTCTCGACGCTTGGAATGTAGCTCTGGCTGGCTTCGTCCCATTGGTCCACCGTGCCTTTAAGGAGTTCGGTGTAGTTCGTGGAGTCGATTACGCCGAGGTTCCACATTTGCTCCACGGCCATGTTGTAGCGGGCGGGGTCTATGTAGAGGCGGCCATCGAGGGTCTTCCACGGCGTGCTGCCTTGAGGGAAGATACCTTCCTTTATGCCTTGGTCGTCGGCGGCTTGGCCGTTGCGCTCGGCATCGCGCAGGAAATCAATCGCCTCATCCGGCTGCGGCACGGCGGATGGCACAGCGGCGGGAAGTGCGGGGTCAAGAGTTTCGGGAGGAACAAAATCTTCAGCAGCATTGAAAACTTCTGGAGGGGTAAAATCCTCTTCAAGAACTTCAGCGGGTGCCCAACTCATTTCTTGGTGTAGGTCTTGCCGTTCCAGGTAAAGGTAGATCCTGGTGCAAGGGCGTCGTATTGAGCCTTGCTAATGTTTCCAGAAGGAGTGGGCATAGGGTTCGGGCGGGGAGTCGGGGATGGCGTCACGCTGGGCGTGGGGGATGGCGTAGCCTGTGGCGTAGGGGCGGGTTGCGAGGCTTGAGTTTGGGCAGAATCAGAACGGCGCACGGGTCGCAGGGAGATTTCAATGCGCTTGTCGTAGTCGCTTTTCTCCTTCTCCAGTTGGGTGCGCAGAGCCTTTACCTTTGTTCCCATAAACGGCGCAGCAGCATAGCTGCCGGTCTGGTTGTCATATTCAACCTTGTCGTTTTCGGTGAAGCTTGTGAGGGCGTTAAGGCGTGCGCCGATGTTTTCACTCTGCATTTGCAGGCGCTTGATGTTGTCCTCTTGCGTGGCTGAGAGCTTGGCTGGGCCGCGCACGGGTTCACCACTGGCTTCATTCCATGCCGGGAAGCTGCGTCCGGTGAGCGGGTCGATCATCATTATTGTGCCATCTTCCGCTTTCTCTCTTTCCAACTTTACCGGCTCGGGCTGCTTGGCTTCGGGGATGATTTGGTTATTCACCATGTTCACCGTGCGGCCATCGGGTAACGATACGGACTGCACCTGGTTGGCGCGGGCGCGTTTCACGCTGTCCTGGTAGATGCGCACGGCGTTGTTGGAAGTAATCTGACCGCCGGAAGACATGGCAGCGCGGACGACTTCCTTCTGGTGCGGAGACATGGCCGCCCATTGCTCTTTGCTTGTAATGCGAATGCGACGGCCTGCGGCAAGCTGTGCGGCCAAGTCGTCCAACGGTTCCTCTTCCTGACCGTCCATGGCATCCATCGCGCTGCCGACAGGCTGTTGTGCCGTGGCGGGATCGCTGGGGTCGAGAGCCGATAGCGCCGGGCCGGTAGGAAGGATGCTGTTCGGGTCCGGGTCGTTGGTAATCGACGGCAACGGCACGGTGTTTACGAAAGCAGTTTGTGCGCGGGAGGACATGGCAATATTTTACTGCCAGATGTCAATACCATCGGCGACTTCCACCGAGAGGGCTGGATTGGAACCTCCGCCGCTAAGTGCAGCCTTTTGTTTGGCGAGCTGGATGGCGTTGTTGTATTGGGCGTTTTGAATAAAACGACTGCGGAGACTTTCCATGGCAGGCACCGAGGCCATGTAAATTCCGGACATTTTATCAAGGTTGTTTCCAGCGCTAGCCATTCGTTTGGTTATAATTTCTTGCAGCGCTACTCCTTCAGGCCCGTAAGTAGGCAGGGTGGACTGCATCGTATTAAGGGCTTCGCCAATGCTGGTGGCTTTGCTGGCGTCTTCCTGCTTTTTTGCAAGGACTCCCGTGAGAGCTGTGCCTACATTGCCAATTTGCTCGCCCAAAAATTGCTTGGTTTGCATATCTTGTTCGGCGGCTTTTATTTGATATGCTGCGAGGATTTCGCCGGAGCGGTCGTTGACTGAGGGGTTGTATGGCATGGGAATTAGGCGGGTTGGAGGTTGGATTTAGCCGGGGTCCAGAGGTGCTGGAGGGTGGAAAGGACGAGGCGGGCGAGGGCTCGGCGGGCCGGAGTGTTGATGTGGCAGGCGATGGATTCGCCGTGCTGCATGTAGGCGGCGACAAACCATTCGGGGGCGTGGGTGAGCATGCTGTCGCGGAAGTCGATCCAGCGGGGATTGTCTTCTCCCCAAGCGGCGCGGGCTACCCAGCACATGTAACCAGCTCCACCGCCACCGGCTGCTCCCATTGCTCCACCTATCACAGCACCAGCTAATGTGCCTATTCCAGGGACTACGCTTCCCATGGCTGCGCCAGCTAAAGCTCCACCGGCCATGCCTACGCCTGCACCAATGGCGGCATTGCCTGCTCTGTTTGTTGACCCACCCACGACTCCTGCTCCTCGCAGGGCGGCTTGGTTGTTCATCCAAGAGTTGTAGATCGACGCCTGCATGTTGGTGTTGGTGTTGAAGAGGTCGTTGCCGTAGTTCATGGTCTGGCCGTAGGCTGTGCCGATCATATTGGCGGCGTTGCCTTGGCTGGCTATGGGGATGTTGGATCCGAGGGCGCGTTGGTAGGGGTCGAGGGCCACATTGGCTTGGGCGAGGCCGAGGTTGTTCGCGTATTGATTTTGGGCGATGCCTGCTTGCTGGCCGTAGAGGCTCCCGAGCATGCTTTGCTGGCCGCTGAATTGGTTGAAGTTCTGACTGGCGACGCCTTGCAGGAAATTCTGATTGGCGTAATTCGCGTTGTAGTTTGCCGATTGGTTCGCCTGCTGGGCGGCGAGGTTTTGGCTGCTGTTGTATTGGGCGGCGTTGAGGTTGGCCGATTGGTTGGCGAGGTTAGCCTGCTGGGCGTAGCCTGCATCGGCCATGGCGCGTTGTTGCGAGGCGTCGTAGGACGCGCCAATGGCGGTTTGTTGCAGGCGGGCCTGCTCGGCGGCTTGGGAGAGTCCGGCTTGCTGGTTTGCCAAGGAGGCTTGAAGCCCGCCCTGCTGCGCAAATTCAAGGGCTCGGGCGTTGGCGGCTTGGTTGGCTTGCTGTGCGGCGAGTTGGTTTTGGGCCGATTGGATAGAGGCGGCTTGCCGTAGCTGGGCGTTTGTTTGGCCGAGATTAAGACCGGCGGATTGGTTTGCCAGAGCGGCTCGAAGTGAGGCGTCTTGATTTGCCAGGGCTGCGGCTTGGGAAAATTGAGCGTCCTGACTTGCGCTTTGGAAACCCAAACTTTGGTTGGAAAGACCGGCCTGTTGTGCGTAACCGGCCTCGGCGAGCACTCGCTGTTGTTCGTTTTGGTTGGTGGTGAGGTTGGCCTGCTGCTGGAGCTGGGCTTGCTGTAGAGATCGGTTGGCAGCGACGGATTGGTTGGCGAGCCCTGCTTGGAGTGAGCGGCCGACATTGCTTTCTTGGCGGCCCATGTAGGCTTGGTTGGCGGCTTGCTGGACGGCGGTGCCTTGTCCAAGGACATTGCCAGCGAAGGTGCGGCGTTCGTTTTCCCTGGCAGTAGCGAAGCGGTCGCGGTTGAGAAGCTCGGCGGCCATGGCGGATTGGCCGAGGCCAAGGCCACGGGCGGAGGATGCGGCGCGGGAGGATTGGATGGCGTCGCGGCTCTGCTCGGCGGAGAGAGACCGGCCGAGGGCGAGGTCGTTGCTGGCTTGATCGCGGAGTTGCCCATAGAGTCCATTGCCTCGGGCTTCGTCCATAAGGCCACGCTCGGCGGCGCTGGCGCGGATATCTCGGGATGCGACATCCTGCGTGCGGCGGATGCGAGCGGCTTGCATGGGGTCCACCGAGGATACCTGTGTGCCTCCAACACGCTCGATGCCTCCGGTGCTGGCGGCGTTTATTTGCTGGGCGTTGACATCGGCCACGGCCCCCGCTTGAGCGGCGCGGATGCGTTGGGCGCGGATTTGGTCAGGCGTGTAGCCTGCTGGGCCTTGGACATCGGCAACTTGGCCGAGGCGGGCGTAGTCCATCTGGCCCACATTGGCAACGCGGGCACCTTGTGCCTGATCGGCGGCGACATTTTGGGAGGAAATCTGGTCGGGCCGGTAGAGCTGGCCGAGAGCCATCTCGTTGAGCCGGGCTTGGGCGGGGTCGTTGTAGGCGGCTACGCGGTCGGCAGTCTGGCCGACTTGGTTGTAGCTCTGGCCGAGCTGGGCGGCTGAGGTTCCAGCGTCGCGGATGTTTTGGTTGGCGGCTGCGGTGTAGGTGCTGTCTTCGAGCTTCTTGGCGATGTCGCCGGTGTTCTCGATGGCTTGGTCGCTGAGGCGGCCTGCGGTATCGACAACCGTGTTGGCTTGAGCCTGGGCGTTTGCTTGGGCGTAGCCTGAGATCGCGGCCATTTCTTCGGAGAGGCTGCGCTGCTGCGGGGCTGGCGGGGCGCTCATGCCGCCCATACCCATGCCGCCGGTGGACATTCCTCCGCCGGACATGGCGTTGTTGCCGCCGCTCATGGCGTTGGACATTGCTGACCCTGTTGACCCTGTTGACATGGCGTTGTTGTTGCCGCCGGACATGGCGTTGCCGCCCATGTTGTTGTCGGACATGGCTGCACTCATCGCGGGGGCTGCGCTCATCGCGCCACCGCCACCACCTCCGCCGGACATTCCCCCTCCTCCGCCGCTGTTGCTCATGTTCATTGCCATAGGATTATTCCTTTTCTAAGAAGTGCTTGGCGTTTTCTTCGCCGTAGTTGAGGGTGATCTCTTCGCCTGGGGCGATGTCGCGCAGGGCGTAGTGCCGCATGAGTTCGTTTACCTGGTCGATCTCGTGGGAGGCGTTGGGGGTGTCGTGGTGGTTGTAGAGGGGGGCGAGGCCGAAGCCGAGGATGCTGGTGGCGTCGTCCAGATAGTAGCTGTAGGTCTCGCAGGCTGGGGCTTTGGCGAGTTGCTTCTTGGGCACGGTGGCGTAGGGGGCCTCTTCCAGCACTTCGTGCTTGGCGATGGGGGCCGTGGCGAAGACGCCCCACCGGTGCAACGGGGACCGGCGCACGGCGAGCTTGGTCGCGTGGTAGGGCTCGGGACGGAGCATGGTGGGGGCGGTGGTCATTTGGCTTCGAGGGCGGCGACGCGGGCAGCGAGTTCTTGGACGGCAGCGACCAGGAGGGGGACGAGCTTGCTTTGGTCGATGCCTTGGTAGATTGGCTTGCCATCTGCATCCACGGCGTCTTTGGTGCCGGCGACGGATTCGGGCACGACGGCCTGGGCTTCGTGGGCGAGGAAGCCATCGACTTTCTGGCCATTCGGATCGGCAAGCCAGTTGAAGCGGTGGGCGGGGATTTGGAGCAGGCGAGCTAAAGCGTCTGTCAGTGGCTCGATGTTGGTTTTGAGGCGGTAGTCGGAGGAGGTGTTGTAAGAGATACTGCTTGTGCCGCTTGTTACAATTTTTCCAACCTCTGTTCCATTTCGGTAAAATTCTATAAACGGAGTAGAATTTGCAACATTAGGCAAACCAATTGCCGTATTTCCACTATTGCTCGGAGCTATTGAAAACAAGATGTCACCAGTAAAAGAGTCCTGGCAATTAAGTGAATTAAATATTCCAGTGTTGGCATAAAAACTTCCAACAGGGTCTCTTTGAACAACAGTATTTGGTTGATTTAAGTTAGTTATTACTGTATTACCTGCCCCTAAAGGATTACCCCAAAATGGGGCTGAATTTCCTCCACTTGAATACAAGATTTGCCCACTTTGACCAGCGTTGATTGTTGTCAATTGGCCAGCGGAACCTGTTACAACTGGCAAATTTGCAGTGGAGCCAATAGCACCAGTATTGGTGATATTCCCGTGCGTGTGCGTAGCATCGGCATAAGAGCCAACCTGCTGCTTGCCATCGAGCAGAATATTTACCTCCGTCTTTTGGTAATAGCGGTCGTCGTGCGTGTGCGAGGAAGCAGCCTTCCCAGCCAGGTCAGTCGTGAGATTGGTTACGGCGGATTGGGCAATACCCGTTGCAGGCGCATAGCTTCCAGACGCCTGCTTGCCTGCCAACAGAGTATTCATCTCCGTCTCTGTGTAATAGCGATCGTCGTGCGTGTGCGAGGAAGCAGCTTTCCCAGCCAGGTCGGTCGTGAGATTGGTCACGGCGGATTGGGAGACTTTGTTAGCCGTGGAAATGGTGGCCAGCTTCGTGTCGGCAATAGCAGCGGCGGCGGAAATGTCGGAATTGACAATATTTGACACCGAGCCAAGACCAACGAGATCGTGAAGTTTCTGAGGCGTAACGATTTCGCCTTCGGTAAATGTTTTGCCTTTAGTAAGAGTTGCCATGTTTAGTTTAGGGTGCGGGTTTCGGTGGGGTCAAAACCGGAGCGAGTAGCCTCGGCGCTGATTTGACGCAGAATGGGGCGGCCGCTTTGCGTGCGGAAGCGGAGGTCGAGGCCGGTGGCTTTGCAGCGCAGGGGGGCTTTGAGCGTGTAGTCTTCCTCCTCACTGGTGGTGTTCTCCAGGGCGGCGACTTGGAAGTCCGCATCGTAGTCAGTCGTCAAGGCATCGAGCGTGCAGGCGGAGGCGTCTGGCAGGAGCACGCTGGCTTTGGCGCGGGTGAGGCGTTTTGTGTTGAGGCTTCCCCAGCCGTAGCGGCGGGTGATGAGTTCGGAGAGGATTTCGGTGTAGAGGTCTTGCGCGTTCGCGTAGGGCACCTCGTCGCCGTAGTCCAGCTCATCGAGCAAAAAGAGCGTTCCGGCGCGGCTCGCTGCGAAGAGGCGGCGTTGGCTGGAGTAGGTGGCGACCAGTAGCTCGTCGATATTTATGGCGTAGGTGTCGCGGCTTTCCCACTGCGAGTTGAGGGCGTTCCACAGGAATAGCGTGTTGTTGGCCGTAGCGTTCTCGCCGATGGGCACGGCGAGGTAGTAGCGATTGTTCCACCACCGGCCTACGGCGAGGTGAGCGTAGTCCGTATTGATCTCGTCGAACTGGTCGGCGATAGGGTCCGAGAGAGGCTGGGTGTTGGCGCGGAGCTTGAGGTCGAGCTGAGTGTCCAGCCTGTAAACTCCGGCGTCGGAGAGAAAGAAAACAAACTGACCGGCCGTCTGGATCGAGCGGCGGGCTACGCAGCCGATCTCGTCGGTGAGCAGCGTGAGGCGGGAAACGGCAGGGTCCACCGTGATAGTGTCTCCTGTTGCGTTTACGGTGTCGGCGAGGTTGGCAAGCCAGATCGAGTTGCGCATGAAGACCAGTGCTTGGCCCTCGACCCATGGGTGGATTGCCACCAGGTAGTCGTTGCTTCCCTGGTTGGCGCGGAAACTTTGGAAAAACGGATCGTAGAGGTCGGGGTCAAGAACATCCGAGATCGCCACGGTGTCGCGGCCGTCGGGGATCCAGAGGCGGTTTCCGATGTAGCTGGCCCAGCCGGTGGAGCGCAGGGTTTTAAAAGACGCATTATCAAGCGGCACGCCAGCGGCGGCGCGTTGAAAGTCCATCGTCGAGCCATCCCACCACAGCGGGGCTTTGACGCGGCGGACTGCGATGTCGGCCGAGACATCCGGCGCTGTGCCAGCAGGCACGGAGATGCTGAAGGCATTGGCCGTAGCTGTGAGGATGTCATACTCATGCCCTTGAAATACCGCTTCGCTCCCCTCCTCTATCCGCACGCGCTGTCCAGCAGCGAAACCATGGGCGGCGATGTGGACGGTAGCCGTGGTGCCGGAGACCGCGATGCCGCTGGCGGTGGTGTATTGCCAATCCCAGCCAGGCAGCGTCATGTCGGCCTCGCGCAGAAGGTAGAAACGATTGAATGCTTGGATCGTTGAAACGCTATCTGAGGGGTCGATGATCTCGTCAGGTGGATAGCTTATTTCTTCAATGGGCTCGTCCTGCCGGTAGAGAAATGCCGAGGAAGGCCCGCAGAGGATTATGTATTCATTCTCATCGTCGTAGTTCGGCGAGCTGAAAACGCCGCTGGCGAAGATGCCGCCGCTGTAGATCGTGCGCACGCGGGCATTGGCATCCAGCACAAATGGGAGAGTGAGAGGCTGAGTGCCTGCCGAGATGCCATCACCCAGCCGCTTCGCGCCTTTGCGTGTCTGCGCCACGCCTCGGTCAAGCCGCATGTTTTCGGCGTATTGGACCATGCCCGGCTGCAATTGCAGCGGGTTCAAGCGGGAGGCCATGCCGAGGAATCCGGCATCGCCTTCTACGATTGTTTGGTCATCTGGCATCTACCTTCTATTGTGCGGAGCCTTGTCAAGTAGGCTGCGGATGGCAGCTACGCTCAGGCGCATGCGGTTGTTTGTGCTGAACAGATCTTTGATGGCGCTGGCGGTTTTGTGCGGGTGGGCGAGGATTTTATCTCGCACCTTGGGCAGGAGATCGTCAGGGATGCCGGGGATGGAGTCTGGGGTTTTGTCAGAAACTTGTGGGCTTTTTTCGGAGATAACCTTGCCGGTCTTTTGCCGGTAGCCGGTCTGGTAGAGGAGCTGGCGGCTGCCGGGTTGCCAGTGGGGGAAGTTTTGTTTCTCGACGAGGCCGTCGCGGATCGAGGCGGCGAGGATTTTTGGGACTTCGCTTGGTTCGCAGTCGAGGTCGGCGGCGATTTCGTCGGCGGTGCTCCAGCCGGGCGGGAGGGAGTTGGACTTTTTGGCGAGGTGTTTCCAGGTCATAGGTAGATGGGGGAGGTCATGGTGCGGCCGCGTTTCTTATCGAGCAGAAAATAGGTCTGCGTCGGTGGCTCGTAGCTGGCTTTGATCGAGAGGGCGTAGGCGTTGTAGCCGATGAGGCTTCCGTTGCAGAGCCAGTGGCGGTTCTGCTGGTATTGGTGCCAGTGGCCGAAGAGATCAAGGTCGGCTCGGTTCGGCGACTTATTCCATGAAGCTATTGCCTTTTCGGTAGGGATCGTGAGGCCCCCGATGCCGCCTTGAAATTTGAGTCCATCGCCGTGGTGGAAGCGCAGGCGGCGGTCATAGACCGTCATGAAGTTGAAGTAGGAATCCGCAATCTGCCATTCGATCTGCTGGTCGCCGTGAAAGCGGCCTTCGAGGATTTTGTAGAGAAGCCACTCGTAGCTGTGCGCGGCTCCGGTGGCGTGGCGGGGCTTGACGGTGGTGCGTCCGTGGTTCCCGTAAGAGGTCGGGATCAGGATGCGCTTGAAATGCGGCTTGAGGGTGGCGAGGCCGTCTGCGAGGCGGTCTTGCAGCCAGAGGATGACTTGCGTGGGCGTCTTGCTGTTCGACTCGGCGAGTTCTTCGTGGATCATCCCGGTCATTAGGTCGCCGCCGAGCCAGAGGATGAGATCATCGATCTTGGCCCCGCCGCGCTCAATTTCGGTGAGGCGGCAAATGGTGCTGAAAAATTTCTCGATGCGGGTCTTGGCGATGGAGAGGCGGTATTCGTTGAGGCCGTTGACCGATGCTGCTTCCACGGTTTCTTCCACATGCCAATCGCTGGCGAGCGCGATGGCGACGGCTTCGGCTTTGTCGTTCATCGAGACGGAGAGCGGCTGCGGGCGGATGCGGGTCTTGCCGAGCGATAGCGCGATGCCGAGTTGCTTCTCCAGGCTTTCGACGCTGGCTTGGTATTGAGCGAGCTTGGCTTTGAGCGCATCGACCTCGGTTTTGTGCGCCTTGTCAGCTTGCTCGCGGGCTATGGAACTCCAGGATGTTTTCATGATGCTTCTTCCTCCTCTTCTTCTTCGTCGTCTTCCATAGGGAACAAAATGTCGCTGGTCCTGTCGGCCAGTGCTTCGACGGCGTATTGGTTCCCGAATTTTAAATCCATGTGGTAGGTCGTGCCGCCTTCCTCCCAGCTCACCACCGCGAGGCCGCAATCAAATTGATCGACGAGTTCCTTGCGAATGCGCTCGAGCACTGCCTTGCGAGATTGTTGCTTAGATTTGCTCATACTTCTTCCTCCATGAGTAGGTAGGGAATTGTCTTTTGACCGGCGCGGTCCATTTCGGAATAGATTAAGGAGATGAAAGACTCCCACTGGCTGGGGTAGATCGTCTGGCAGCCCTCGCTGCTGGTCGTGCGGAAGCCGCCTTTGTGGATGTTGATGGCGATGCCCATGCTGTCGCCTTCGTCGTCGCGGTGGACGGGGAGTTGTTCGCTAGGCGTGGCGGGGCGGAGGGCGGGGTAGCCGCCGCCAGGCTTGCTGAGGCCGTGTTTGCCTTTGCGGTAGCGATGAACGCCGGGCTTGAGGACGGCGATGCCTGCGCGGCGGATCGAGGGATCGGTGTTGGCGTTGAAGGTGGCGTAGGCGTTTGGCGAGACGAGGAAAATGGCGTCGTCGTAGATGCCTCGGTCGTTCTTACCGACTTTGCCCATACTGTCGCGGTAGTAGCCTCGAATGCCCACAAGCGCCACGGCATCATCCACGCGGGCCTTGGTGAGCAGGGCTTGCGTCTTGGACTTGGCTTGTTGTGGACGGCTCGGGGGGAGCATCGGGAGGATTAAAATTTATGGGTCATTTGCTCGATGTAGGCTTTGGCAGCTCCGGCAGCGTGTAGCTGAATTGCCCGTAGTCAGTCTGGAGCGAGATGCCCAGCGTGCTGCATCCACCGAGGAGCAGGAGGGCTCCTACGGCAAACGCGGTCGCCAGGAGGCCGGTGACGATCTGGGCGGGGTGGATCATTACTTCTCGTTGCGGAAAATCTCGATGAGGGCTATGACCGCCGCCACGGCGCTGCCAATACTTTCCCAATGCTGGGGAGAAAGGCTCAAACCAGCGAGGCCGCCGAGCACGGCCAAACCGCGAAAGGTGGACGGTTGTTTTAAGTGCGAGAGGATTTTATTCATGGGGGTGTTTTTTGTTGCGGAGGATTGCGTAAAGGGAGGCGAGTCCGACGGCACAGCCGATGAGCAAGGACGCGATACGAAGCCACGCCTCAAGCTCGGGGAGCATGGAGAGCGTGATGCCGCTCGCCGTAGCAAGAAGGCCGGTGAACGAGGCGGTGGCTTGGTGCGTGTCCATTAGCTGAGGGCGGCTGCGAGTTGAGCGCCAGTAATTGCTACCGTGCTTTGTTGCTTTGCGCGTTCACCGATGGAGTCTGCCACCGTCAATTCATTTGCCGGTTTAGACCAGACGGCGGTGGCGTTCTGCGCGGCTGTAGGGATGTCTCCGGTCGCTGCGGGTGAGGCAGGGAGCGCGTCGGTCTTGGATTTGATTGCTGAGACATCGCTATTGGCTGGCGCGGTGTAGGAGGCCGAGGCAAGGCGCGAACTGATGGCTTGGTCGATGCGGCCTGTGATTGTGGTGGTGAGGCCAACATCAGAGAGTGCGGTGTCCACTTCGGCGTTCACTTGCGCTGCGGTGAGGGTCGAGCGGGTTGATACGGCGGCATCGAGATTTGAAAGTTTAGTTGAGTTGGAATCCATCTCCTGCCGGATTGCAGTGACCGTTGGCGCTGCCGTGGGGGCTGTGTAGGCGCTGCTGGCAAGGCGCGAGCTGGTTGCGGCGTCGAGGTTTTCGACTCCGGCGCGACCGAGAACCCACAGAGACGGGATGTGCTGGGAATCGACGGTGCTGTCGGTGGTCTTAAATACGGCGGCGTATTCGCCCTCGGCGCTGTTGTTGGTGGAAAGAGTGTAGCTGTAGAGACCACCGCCGATGGCGGTGGCGCTGCCGCCGGTTACGATCTGCGAACCGGATGGGTCGTATATGTCAACGGTTACGGTTAAACCGGTTTTGCCTTGTTTTGACGCCGAAAAAAAGGCGAGGAATTTAACGGAGTTGGAGACTTGTTCGAGCATGGTTGGTGTTGGGTTTAGATTTCTTCTTCGGGTTGAGGCAGGAGCGGGAGGACTTGGGACATGGGGAGGACTTCGACTTGAGCGAAAAGCTCGGATGGCAAATGCGCGAACCCTCCGGAGTAGAGGCCGCCGGGGCCGACTTCGGTCAGGAGGTCGGCGCAGAGCATTTTGCGGCCATCGACGAGATCGACGGGGCTGGCGACATGGCGCGGGTTGCCATGCTCGGCTTGGACGGCGGCGAGTTGCGCGGCAAGTTCGGAGCTGAAAACAAGCGCGAGGTCTTTTGCGGTCTCGTAGCTCACGGGCTGTTGTATGAGGGCGGCGAGTGTCATGGGATGGCGGCGGCGAGGGCGGTCATGAGGGTGGTCACGCGGGTGTCGAGGAGGGCGAGGTCGAGACCTGAACCAATGCTGTAAAAGGAAATCCGGCTGGCGTTGTATCCAGATATAGTCCCTAAAGCGTCAATGCCTGCAAAAATAGTTGAATTTGAGGAAAATGGATTTGAAGATGATACAGCTAACGAATAAAGAATCCCCCCATGCAAAAAAACATAACCAGATGAAGAAGATCTTGTTATTCCAACCAACCCATTTGTTGCGGCGGACGGAACGGTAATATTAGACATGCCGCTACTCGCTCGTGTGTTGTAAGATGTCGATGAGCTGCGTTGAATTAAGTTCCCATTGTTTGAAGTCCATGCGGCACCATATAAAATTCTGTTATTTGTTGTTGCTGTTTGCGTCGTAAATACAGCCCCGTGGCGGTTTGATCTATCGTCTGCATTATTGTTTCGATTTGCATTCAGATATTTAGTCGAACCGTTTCCAAGTAGTCCGGTTTCTCGGTTGTAATCACCGCTTACAAAATTTGCGTTGGTCGGAGCCGTGCCGACGAGTGGGACGAGCGCACCAGAAAGCGTGCGAGCGCCTGCGAGAATGCAGGAGGCTTTGATGGCGGTCCAGATGCTGTCGGTTTTGCAGCCGGTGATGAAGGATTCGTAAGCGGAAATCACGCCGTCTTCCAATCGCTGCCCATCAGCGGCCTCGACGGCGAGGACATAGGCGACGACATCCGCGTCATTCGAGATGAAGCGCATCGAGGTCGGGACGCGCAGGGGCGAGAGTTGGCCGTAGAGTGGCGATATCATGCGAAGGTCAGGTTTTGCTTGTTCGACCACGCGCCGGTGGCGGATTGCTCCGAGACGACATCGCCGGCGGAGTTGGTGGTGATTTTGTAAATGGTCCAGGCAGTGGAGTCCTCGGCGGGGCCGGAGGCGGGGTAGTCTTCCCAAGCCAGGCGGCCGAGGTAGAGATCGTCGCCGTCCACGGCGTGGAGGATCTGGTAGTCGCTCGGGTCGCGGGGGCGGGCGAGGCGGAAAACTTCGTTGGTGTGGTCTTTGCTATAGAGGCGTCGGTCGGAGAGGTTGAGGGCGAGTTGACCCTGGGCCACTTGCGCGGCTGTAGGGACTCGGCCTGGAACCGTGGAGCGGAGGAGCTGGATGACCGTGGCCATGGAGAAGTTTTAAGTTTTAAGAATTAAGTTTTAAGCAGTGTCCCCGTGGCGGCGGCGCGGGCTGGAACCGCACCGCCGCTGTGGGGGGGAGGGAGCTGATTAGAAGCTGCCGCCGTCGAAGCTGATGCCGTCGATGCTGCCGCCGGTGATTGCGACATTGTTGGCATTCTGCGTGGACATCGTGCCGAGTCCTGCTGCGGTGGTCTCCAAAGTGGAGACGCGGCCTGTGAGGGCTGTCGCTGCGGATTCGATGGAGTTGATGTCACCTTCGGCAGTT